CGCGCGAGAAGCCCGGCGCCAGCGTCGGCAGCTTGAACGGAATGATCGGCGAGGCCGGCATCGCGGTGATGTTGGCAGCCGTAATCTGCGTCTGCGCGTAATTGACGGTGACGACGTAGAGGCCGACCCAGCCGCTGTCGACAGCCGGGGTTGCCTGCACGCCGGTGGCCGCGGCGGCGCCGGCCTTGAGCTGCAACTGGACGCGCTGAATGCGCTGCGTATTCTGCGTCGCGCCGGAATTGCCCGGGCCGCTGTAGGGCTGCGCAGGCGCCGCCGCGTTGTAGTAGGGCAGCACAACCGGATCGCCGTCACCCTCGAGCAACGCCGCCTCGATCAGGTAGTTGATCGACTGGCCCGATGTCGTCGGCGCCGTCAGCGTGAAGGCCGTCGAGGTCGTGTTGATGCCCATCTTCACCAGCGGGCCGATGGCATCGGCCGCCAGCGATCCGTAGGCGAGCTGGTCGATAACGCCGAGCAGCGTGATGCTGCCGGGCCCGATGTTGACGGAGAGCGAGGCGGGGGTGGTGGGCGTGCAGGCCAGCCCATCGACGATCGGGCCGGACCCCAGCACGGCCTGGGCGAGATAGCCGAGCGCCACCATGATGTTGCGCTGCGTGTTCAACAGGTCGGTGTCGAGCGGGATGCTTCCGGGATACACGATCTGGCGGTCCATGGTGTCCTCGGTTGCGCTTGCGGGGGTACGACGACAGTGGGATCAGTTTGAAATCGCGGTCCAGGCGATTGCGGTCGCGGGCAACACGCCGGCCACGGTCGCCATGATCTGGGCATCCGTCACCTGGCCCTGGATCATGTCCAGGCTCGCGTACTGCATCGGGCCGCCGGTGCCGTAGCCCGCAACTGTTGCGATACCGGAACTGGCTGGCCGATAGGCGGTGACGAAGCTTTGGAACGGCAGCATGAGGCTGCCCCAACCGCCGCCGCCCCGCGACGCACCGCCCGCGGCCGGTGTCGCGTAGCTGAGTGCGATGCCCCAGCCCCCGGTGTCGGTCGTGCGGGCCGGTTCGAACACCGCCGGCGCACGCCCGGTCAGGTCGGTCAGCGCCGCGACGACGGCGGCGCGCGTGCCGCGCTCGCGCAGCAACTCGCGCGTGATCCGCAGCCGCAGTGCGCCGTCGGATTCCGCAGGCAGTCGTTGCAGACCGCTGCCGAAGAGGTCCGCCGCAATCCGGTCCAGCCAGATGTCGGTGGCGGTGGCGATGCGCGTCTGCTGGATCGTATAGCCGAGCTGACCGTAGAGAAGCACCCAGCCGGCACCGAGACCGCCGAGCACACCGTCCAGCACGGGCGTGACGTCCGGAAACCAGCGCGTCGGCAGGACCGCTTTCAGCCGGCCGAGCATATCCTGGGCGTCGCCGACCATTTCAGTTCACGACCACGGTGCCGGCCTTCACCACGCCGGCCGCGGCCGGCGCGATGTCGTTCGCGGCGTTGTCGAGGCTGACCAGCGACACGTTGGAGATCGTCGGATCAACGCCGTAGGCGACCTGGGCGATGCGCGACAGCGGCAGCACGGCGCCGATCGGCAGCGCGTTGATATAGGCAATCACCGCGGCCTCGACCGGACCGAGCAGTGACTGCTTCCGCGTCGCGGGCGTCGTCTGGATGGTCAGCGCAACGTTCACCAAGGTCACCGCAGGCGGCTGGATCGCGTAGCTGGAACCGATCGGACGCACTGCCTCCACGGCCTGCGCCGCGCTGGCCAACAGGGAGGCCGGCGGGTTGCCGCTGCCGTCATCGATGGTCACCACGAAATTGCCCATCAGCGCAGCGCCGGCGGTGTCCACATTCTCCACGACCAGATATTGCAGCCCCTGCTGCAGACTGCTGACCGCATAGCCGATGGCGCCAGGCGTGGCGCGGGCGCGGCTGTCCAGGAAGTTCTGGAAGCGGGTGCGCAGCGCCGGGTCGGTCTCGGCATCCACGCCGCCTTGCATGGCCGCGGCATTGGTGACCGTGTCGATGCCCGGGATCGCGGCGGCAAGCTGCGTAATCGCGCCAGGCTGCACGTTGCCGGCGCTGCCGGCCGCCGCTGCCGTCACCGGCAGATCGATCGAGCTGCCGGCGGCGGCAAGCGTGTAGCCGGACTGCGCTGCGCTCCAGGCTGCGTTCGTTGCATCGGCCTGCACGCTGAAGCTTTGCGTTCCGTCCGAGGTCTGCACCAGCACACCCTCGGCGATGAAGGCGGACACGCCGGACGTGAACCGCGCGAAGCTGACGACACCGGTCGCCGCGACCGGCGGCAGCCGGGTGAGCGAGAAATCCGCCATCCAACTGTCCAGATCGGTGCCGGTGCTGGTCGATGCCCGCGTGGTCTGCAGCACCTGCAGGATGAGCCACTGCACCCAAAGTCCCAGCGACGCATTTGCCTCCAGGACCGCGCGCAGGGCGGAGCCGACCGTGAGGTCGACGAGCTGGCGCGACGCGCCCTGCACGGCGGCGGCCATGTTCTGCAACAGCGTGGTGAAGGTCTGAAGCTGGAGCTGCATGATCAGCCGCTCACCGGAAACGACAGGATCTGCGTCTGTCCGCTGACGGCGTCGACGTAGCGGATGTGGACGTAGACCGTGCCGTCCACCCCGACCTGGACGTCGATGACCGGTTCGGGCGTACGCGCCACGGCGGCCTCCTGGAAGATCTGGCTGCGGATGACGGAGCGGATCTGCGCTGCGCTGGCCGGCTGACCGATGAACCGGCCCAGGCCGGCGCCGTAGTCGAGCTGCCAGATGTAGTCGCCCGGGTTGGTCAGCAGCCGGCGCAGCACGCGCTGCTGGCCGAGCGTGGGATCGTCGACCAAAGCGAGGTCGCCGGTGGGACTCGGAAGCAGGTCGCTGCCCCAGATGTGCGAGAGGTCTGGCATGATGCTCCGCCTGACGATGTGTTCAGTCGGTGGGCGTCGGGCCGGCGCTGTAGCCGCCTTGCGGGTCGGCATGGACGTGCACGTCGTAATGGCCGCGGAACGCCGCCAGCGAGCCGTGCCGGTCGTAGATGTCGCCGGTGACGTGCAGATCGCCCGTCAGATTCCAGGCCGTGGCCTGGCCTTCCACGCTGCCGTCGTTGTGCAGCTTGAGGAAGCTGCCGGTGCTGTGAACCAACCACAGCTCACCGGTGATCCCGGCGGGCGGGCGCTGGGCGTCGCTGAAGGCGCGGCCGACGATGACGCCATGGTCGGCATCGCCCTCCTGCGCCAGCACCAGCACCTGGTCGCCAGGAGACGGCGGACACACCAGCCCCCAGCCGGCGCCGATCCAGGGCGACAGGATCGGCAGCCAGCCCGTCACGACGCCTTCCGGCTGCAGCGTCACCTTCGCGGCGTAGCTGGCGGGATCGACGCTGGTCACCGTGGCGAAGCGGGGCTGGCCCTGCGACTGGTCGAGGGCCGCCGCCTGCGCCTTCAGCGCGTTGAGGAAACGCTCCATCAGGCTGGTTCCATCAGGGCGCCGGCGGATCGGCGGGAAGCACCGCGTCGGCGGCCACGGAGGTATTGCGGGCCCGGATGCGCTGGACGAACCCGTCCGCGAGCCGCACGCTCCGCGTGATGTCCGCCACGTAGTAGAGCTGGTCGAAGCCGGTTCCGGTGCCGGAGAGCCGGATCTGGCTGCGCGGGGTCAAGATGAGGTCTCCCGGCATTGTTGCGGTGACGATCCGTTCGTGCCGCGACAGCTCGGCCAGCATCTGCTGGGCGAACTTCAGCGCCTGATCGGGCGTGAGGTTCGGCCGCACGTAGACGTAGCGCTGCGTCTGCCCCGCTGCACTTTGCGCGGCGGGACCGAGGCCGCCGGAGGCCCCGCCGCGGCCCTTGCCGGTGGCCTTCGCGGTCTGGGTGAAGGCGCTGCCCTGGCGGCTGTTCCAGCTTTTCACGGTGACCTGGATGTCGCGGGCCAGCGTCAGCGACCGCTCGAGGTCCATCTCGATCGTGTCGCTCGGCGTCAGGGAGACCTGCGTTGCCGTCGCCGCCGTCGCGCTGGTGAAGTTCAGGGTGGCGCCGCTGACGTAGACGTCGAAGCCCTCCTGCTGCGCCAGGAAGACCAGCAGGTCCCACTCGGTCGTCGCGCGGGAGAACTGGTCGAGCGTGATGCGGTCGTGCTGAAGCTGGTAGTAGCGGCCAACCGGCGTGGTGGTGGGCGTGACGTTCGCCGACATCCCGTGGCGAGCGGCCAGCAGCGTGGCGATCTCGCTGGACGTGCGGTTGGTGAAGGTTTCCTGTGTGCGCGTCTCGATGAACGCCGCGGTCAGGTCGCGGCCTTCCAGGCGCAGCGTGCCCTGGATCGGGTCGATGCGGATCGTGTCGACGAGGCCCTGGACGAGGCTTTGCCAACTGCCATCGAGGCCGATCTGCGCCTCGAGATAGACGCTGGCCTGCGCCGACCACCATGCCTGGCCGATGGCCGAAACGGCAAGGGTGGCGGTGAAGCGATCGGCCGCGAAATGGTTGTTCGACCGGATCTCGGCGTCGATGACGCCGGGGATTGCGATACCGTTTGCCAGCAGCCGGACA